TAAGTCTTACAGGTCAAGACGTTGACTTTGCTGTCAATAAAACTATAGAAGCAAATGTAGGGTCTTATAGTTTAACAGGGCAAGACGTAAACATTACAACGTTTATACCTGTTATTGATAGTGCTGCTGGTAGCTTTACTCTAACAGGTCAAGATGTAGCCCTAAATACTTCGGTAGTTATGGTTGCGTCTAATGGTAGCTTTACACTATCAGGTCAAGATGCTACACTAAATATTGGTAGAAATATCGTAGCTAATAATGGTAGCTACAGTCTATCTGGACAGAACATAAACAGTAACCTTTCTAAGGTACATGGCTCTGGTCTGTTTACGCTAACAGGACAAGATGTAAGCCTAGAAAAAGCTGTTAGTATCCAGTCAGGTACAGGCTCCTTTACATTTAGCGGTCAGAGTATAGGTATTGGTACATCTACACCAATTACTATTAATGGCTTGACAGCTAATACAAATAATGTTATAGTAACTGGTAGCATAGTTCAATTTGATGCTACCTATTCACCATCAAGAGTAATATACATTGCTCCACAAGACAACAATACAACAGTGTATATACAACCAGAATCATACACAGTATATATTGCCCCAATGAATATTGAACCATCAACTGTTTATATAGCAGCGTAAGGAATAATTATGTCATACAAATGGCCCGATAAAGATAAGGATGAGGTAGTGGACTACAGCGTAGACTGGTCCCGCTTCTTAGGTACGGACGGTATTTCTGCTGTTACGTGGAGTATTATTGATGAGAATGGTGATAAAGAAGTAGTTTCAAATACTGAAATAGTAAACGGACTACAATTTTTGCAGGGTACTATCTCAGGTCAAGTAGCAACTGCTAGGTTTGGATTAGGTACAAACAATGTCCGTTATACTGTAAGCTGTAAGATTACTACAAGTGCTGGCCTTGCTTATGAACGTTCTATCTTTTTACGTATTAGGGAGAAGTAAGAATGGCTTATGATTATATAGGTTTAGTAAATGATGTCAACCGTAGATTAAATGAAGTAGAACTTACTAGCGCAAACTTTACTACGACTACTGGTTACTATAGCTTTGCTAAAGATGCAGTCAATGCATCCATTAGGCATATCAACCAAGAAGAGTTTGAATGGCCTTGGAACCATGTAGAGGAAACAGAGTTACTTGCTCCTGGTGTGGCTCGCTATAGTATGCCTTTTGATTCTAAGACAGTAAATATGAACACCTTTCGTATTAAACGTAATAGTAGTTTAAATGTAAATACTGTTAAATTAAAAGTTATGTCTTACGAAGAGTATCTTGACAAACACGCAGATTCAGAGTATAACACTAACACAAGTATTAGAACAGTCCCTACCCATGTGGTTAGAACTCCTAGCCGTGAGTATATATTTTACCCTACACCAGACAAAGCGTATGAAGTAGTATATGAATATTATCGTACAACATATGAATTAAAAAATGCAACAGATGTACCTAATCTACCAGATCAGTACCGTTATATAATTATTGATGGTGCTATGTACTACGTATATCAGTTTCGTTCTGACATGCAAGCAGCGCAACTATCACTAAATAAGTTTCAACAGGGGATCAAACACTTACGGACTCTTCACATAAATAGAACCGAATACGTTAGAGATACAAGAGTATATTACTAATGGCTACACAGTGGCAAACATTTCCCATTGAATTTAAGGGTGGTCTTATTTCCAACCTAAGCGCTTTGCAGCATGGTACAAATGCTGTAGGTTCTGCTACCTTATTGCAAAACTTTGAAGTTAATAAGGAAGGTGGTTATTCTAAGATACTAGGATACTCAAAGTATAGTTCTACTGAGGTTCCAGGTTCTGGCCCTATCTTAGCACTTAAAGTTATAAGCTCTGCAAGAATAGTTGCCGCACGTAAAAATGCTAGTAACCTAACAGAATATTATTACAGCACTGGATCATCTTGGACAAGTATGGCTTCTAGTGTGGGTGCTAACGGTGGCAAAGCTAGAAGTGTATTGTATAACATTGATGGTGATGATAAAGTTATTTTTGTTGATGGTACTAATTATCCTGCAATATACAATACATCAGGTAACTCTGTTACCTTTCTATCAGCCTCAAACAGTACAGCGATAAGCGCCACACAACATGTAGCTATATTTAAAAACACAGCTTTTTATGCTAAAGATAATGTTATTACTTTTACTGCCCCCTTTACTGTAGATGATTTTAGTGCAGCAAATGGTGCAGGTTCTATAAATGTAGCAAATGATGTTACAGGTTTAGTAGTATTTCGTGATCAACTTATTATCTTTACAGAAGATAGTATCAAAAGATTGACAGGTAGTACCTCAGCAGATTTTACAGTTTCACCTATAACGGATCGCATGGGTTGTATTAATGGAGATACAATACAAGAAGTGGGTGGGGATATTATGTATCTTGCACCTGATGGTATTAGACTATTAAGTGCTACAGAAAGAATAGGTGACTTTGGTTTAGGTGTAACCTCAGATAAGATATTCAAAGATGTTAGTACCTTTATAAATCAGACATCTAATTTTGCTTCTGTAGTATTAAGAGAAAAGGCACAGTATAGAATATTTGCATATACAGAATCTGAAACTAAAGATACTGCTAAAGGTCTAATAGCAACTAAATTTATATCTCAAGGAGCAGATGGTCTTAACTGGTCTACAACAACAGGAATAAAAGCAAATATAGCAGATAGTAGGTACACCTCTACTTTAGAGACAGTAGCCTTTGCTAATGAAGATGGCTATATTTATCTTATGGAAAGTGGTTCAACTTTTGATGGTTCTATTATTAAGGCAATTTATGAATCTCCGTTTATGCCAATAACTGATCCACAGGTACGTAAAACTTTTTATAAACTTACTTTATATGTAGAACCCTCTGCTAGTATGAACTTAACATTAAATATAAAATATGACTTTGATTCATCTACAGATACTAAAGTAGTACAACCTTCAACACAACAAATAACAGGAACGGGTTCTTCTGTATTTTTCTTTGGCGCATCTAATTCTATATTTAATACAGCCACATTTGGCGGTGAGTTAGATAAAGTATATAATACTAACATAATAGGATCAGGTAAGACAATATCTTTAAGAATAGAAGACGCTACAACAAACCCAACTTTTACACTTGACACTGCTTTATTAGAGTTCAGTCAAGAAGATAGACAGTAAGGAAACAACATGGCAGGTTACACCAGACAGGATACGGCGAACAACATTGCCAATGGTAACGTTATTGACGCAGATGATTTTGACGCAGAATATAATGCATTAGAGGGTGCCTTTAATGCTTCAACAGGTCACAGGCATGATGGCACTGCAGGTGAGGGTGCTCCTATTACTAAGGTTGGACCTAGCCAAGACCTTGTTGTATCCGCTACAGACGTACAGCCTAAAACAACTAACACCCTTGATCTAGGTACATCTAGCGTACAATTTAAAGATGGGTTTTTTGATGGTACTTTAAATGCTGATGCGATTACTATAGGTGAGAATGGTTATTTAAGCTTAGCAGATAACGAGATTGATGTATCTACAGGTGATCTAACTTTAGATATTGCAGGTAATCTAATTGTTGATGCTGAAGGTGACATTACTCTTGATGCTAACGGTGGTGACATTCTCCTTAAAGATGGCGGTACTACTTTTGGTGGTATATCAAATTCATCAGGACAGACAGTAATTAAATCAGGGTCTACCCCTACTACTGCTATTACGCTCTCAGGTGCAAATGCTACACTTGCAGGTAATGCTACTTTGTCAGGTACGTTAGATGTAACAGGGGCAGTTAATTTTAACAACACCACAGCAAGTACATCTAATACTACAGGTGCTGTTATTGTTGATGGCGGTATGGGTGTGGCTGGTGCTGTAAACATTGGTGGTGATGTAGACATAGATGGCAACCTTACTGTAACTGGATCTAGTAAGAACATCACAGGTAATTTGATCGGTGACGTGAAGAGCACAGACGGTACTAGTGTGCTTGATAGTGGTACTGATGGAACAGATGCAAGCTTTACAGGGTCTGTATCAGGCAATGCTACTACAGCTAGTGCATGGCAGACAGGCCGTGATTTTGCTTTAACAGGAGATGTTGCTGGTTCTGTAACAGGTGTAGACGGTTCTGGTAATGTATCAATAGCAACTACAATACAGGCAAACTCTGTTGCGCTGGGTACAGATACAACAGGTAATTACGTAAGTAGCTTGGTTGCTGGTACAGGCGTTACTCTTACTAATAACTCAGGAGAAAGCGCTACACCTACTATTGCCATTGGTCAGGCTGTGGCTACAAACTCA